AGGAATTTTCCTGACTGACCACTCATAGACGGAATAATATAGGATGATGATCCTGATATACTACCGTTAATTGCTATGTTACCAACTTTTAATGTACCATTACAGGTAATAGATCCACTAGAGAAAGTAAATCCTCCAAGACCTGCTATATCACTAACGTGATTAACTTTAAGAACGCTCATCCGTAAAACTCCTGAACTATAACGCAACCATTACGACCACCAGCACCACGAGATCCATGTCTCGTACCATTTCCACCAGCACCCCATGCAGCATGAGATTGATGGTTATATGCGTAGTTATTTTGGTTATGTGAACAAGGTTGACTACCTCCTATAAATGATGTTCCACCAGTGTGGTTACCAAATGACCAGTAAGATCCATGACCATTTCCACCACCACCATATACATTTAGGTTACCACCTGAACCATTTCCACCATATCCTCCGCATCTGTTTTGGGAACAGTTAGCACCAATTCCTCCAGAAGCATTGCAATATGATCCGAATGATGATGTATTACCGTTACCACCACATCCAGAGTAGTTTGTACCACCACCTGGATTTCCACAACTAACGTTAACTGATGATACGTTAGTAACATCAATAACTCGCTCTGACATTCCACCAGCACCACCTGACTCGCAGAATCCAGATCCCCCGCCACCAGCACCTACAACTGTAACAATAATAGTTGTTACACCAGTAGGTCTATACCATGTACCGTTGTTGGTCCATGATTGCATACTTCGTATTCCACCACCACCAGACACTCCAGACCATTCAAAAGCACTACCCGTAGATTTGAGTGCTTTACCTGAATGTCCACCTACAGGTGGTACGAAGTAGGTACTTTGGGTTTTAATCTCACCATTAACAACAATGTTAGATACTGTTAATGTCGTAGACGCAGTGATACCACCACCAGCGAGCATGAATCCCTGTGCTCCTGTTAAGTCTTTTAATGCTGATACTTTAAGTTTTGACATGAGTTAATGTATCCTTGTTATTATTTAGCCGTAGAATTCATGGACGACTATCACACCATCACGACCACCTGCTCCTCTAGAACTATGCTGTGCTCCAGATCCACCTGATCCCCATGCACAATGAGATTGATGGTTATAGGCATAACTGCTTTGGTTATGACTATTTGGTTGTGATCCACCCCAATAAGATGCTGCCCTTGAAAGGTTACCATATGAATAGTGAGATGCGTGACCATATCCACCACCACCATATACATTTAATGTTCCACCAGATCCGTTACCACCATATCCTCCTGCTCTGTTTTGAGAACAGTTAGCACCAATTCCACCAGAAGCATTACAATAACTACCAAATGAGGACGTATTACCACTGCCTCCACATCCAGAGTAACTAGTACCACTACCTGGGTTTCCTACAGATACGTTAACTGAAGAAATATTAGTAACATCTAACTGACGTTGTGCTGTACCTCCAGCACCCCCTCCTTCACCATATCCTGATCCACCACCACCTGCACCAGTAACAGTAACCATGATAGTTTTTACACCACTAGGTCTATACCAAGTACCATTGTTAGTCCATACTTGCATGGATCTTACACCAGAAGCAGAGGATAAACTGCCCCATGTCAATGATGATCCATTAGTTGAAATATATTCATCTGTATGTCCAGACGGACTAGGTAATAGGTAACTAGAAGATCCAGAAACACTTCCTGTTATCTCAATGTCTTGTACATTAAGAGTACCATTAGCAGTTATACCTCCACTTGAGAAAGTAAATCCACCAATGCCTCCGAGATCTTTAATAGCTCCTAAGTTTAACTGTGCCATATTCTGTAGGTTACTATAATGTTATTTATGGTTGATAGCGGTTGCCAGTTCCAAATACGATATAATTATCATCATCATTATAACCACCTTCGGGGTTTGGTTTATCAAATATCTCAAACCATGTCATATGATATTTGTAATCTGATCCATTCAGACCACCATTCTCCCACTGTACATCATGACGGTTACCATTTATATAAATGGTAGTAGGTCTATCATTAGCACCTGCCTCTTCCATAAAGACTTTTAAATGATAAACATTACCAGTACCACTAGGTACATCATTTATATAAAGACTAAAGTCTCCTCCAGATTCCCTAGTAATCCAAAGTACACTACCATTATTTAATGAGTGGGTTACGGTACTATTATCAGTAACAGAATGTACTACGTCTTCTCTACGTTTAGATGTAAGGTTATGAATCATTCCATTACTAGCAATGATGTCATTAACCTCAAAGGTTGAATAATCATCACCACCAAGTATGTTCCACGTTGCTCCATTTTCAATAGTTACTGTGTAACCATTTGCTATTGTAATTGGACCTGCACTAAAACCATTTGTAAACTCAGCACCAGCATTGGCAGTAGGACCTACTGATAAATTTTCAGAAATAGTTGGACCATTAGTCCTGATGATGCTATTCTCACCAATAGAAGGACCACCTCCTCCAACACTTGCCCAACCTGGTGCTCCACCAGAGTCTGCTTTCCACATCTGGGCAGCATCTTCAGTACTATTGTACACCAAAGTACCATAAGCAGGTGTGCCTAAAGCATTGACTGCTGTTTGGTTTAGACTAGGTAGATTGATTTGCTCTGTAACCGAGAGAGCAGTCATTATTGCTCTGGTCGCTTGATCAATCTGGGTTCCTATAATCTTGGTGGACATGGATTACCTCAATGTTATTACTATTTAGATAACTAACTCACGTATCTGCACATTATCACCAGTCGCAGGAGTAGTCGAGATGGAGAAATCTACAGCATTACCAGTAACGGTGTAATCAACGCCAGGTACCTGACAAACACCATTTAAGAATACCATTACAGAATATGGAGTATGACCTGGAGAAATTGCAAACGCAGTTGTTACTCCATTACCAGCATACATTGTACCATTATTTCCTAAGCTAACACCCGTTGCGAGAGCATACTTATCAGCACAACCATACTTACCAGTTACATCAATATCACCAGTAACTTTCACATTACCAGAGATCTTCATTCTATTAGCAGCGTCTGGTGCTTCACCAATACCATAATGAGTGACACCTGAGTACCTGTTAGAGGTAATAGGTGCAGTATCACTTAGACCAAACTTATACCAATCACCATTATCATAGATCCATCCCAAGTATGTACCTGGAGTCCAATCTACATTATATGCTATATCCCCACTATTATATGCAGTACCAGCAACCACAGTAGGATTACCAGTACCATCATCCTCAGCAAGGAATGTCTTCTTCAAATAAGTACCATCATCATTAGATAATGTAAAGTTTAGAGTCTGTAACTCTTGTGCTGTCATCTTCTTCTGGAATGTGACAGGACCAGAGAATACTGATTCTAACTGGTTAGATGCACCACCAATAACTGTTAGTTTATCGGTAAGCACAACCTCACTGAAGGTCTCAATAGTGGTACCTTCCTCACCCAACACATTAAGTTGAGCAATATCTTCATTAGTGATCTGACCTGTAACTGGGTTAATAACCTGGTTACCAACAAATAACTCACCATCACTGTTAACACCAGAGTAGTATGCAACACCTGCACCTTCCTTAAGTGACTGTGATAGTCTAACTTGGGCAGGAGTGAGCACTTCCACCTGTGTAGATGGGAATGCAGTTGAATAGTTACCTGGACCAAATCCAAGATACTCAAACGTGTGACCTGATGCTCTTAGAATTGAGTAACGTCTCAACTCGCAGAGTATAGGTTGCACTGAGTTATCAGCATTTAGTTTGAGTGCAATCTTTCTTTCTTCAGCATCACCTAGTCTTGCAGTAACACTAATATTATTCAATACGTTACTGGTAGTATTATATCCTAGGTTATTTTCAGACTCTAGTAAAATAAACTGTGAGGTTTCTTTAGTAAGAGATCTCTGCTTATCCTCATTAGGAGTAGGAGATGCACCATCAGTAGTAGTAATAACACCAAGAGTTTCATTGCTTGCAATACAAACTGCTGCTGCTGGATCTGCTACTGGGTTGTCTCTATCAAATGCAGGATATAGATCAACAACTGGTTGCGAGAATGCAAAGTCATTGAAGTTAGATGTTGATGGAGATACACTAGCATTAAGTAACGTCAAATAATATATACCGTCGGTAACACCCTTAACAAATACTTGATGTGTCTCTACAGCATATATGTAATAGGTTTTACTGTATGCTGGACTATTTGTCTCACTACTGCGGGGTTGTATGACATAACCTGTAATAGGTGGTCTAGGAACGGGGAATGCATCTTTGTCCAATACATAGCGGTACCTGTAAACCCTATCAACCAAGTTACGTGCATCGGGTACCCTTCTGATAAATGTTGTTGGTGTGAATCCTAAGTTCTGGTAGATACTGTTTGCTTGTAGTGTAGTGTATATGGTATTAGCAGTACCATCTACCTGTAAATACCACTGCCCATTAGTACTATCCCACTTGAGTGGTGACTCATCATCACCAGCACTAGTACCTGTTACTGTGCTACCACTAGGTGATACATCTGCATAGTGTGTAGTAGGTTCACTAGCACCAGAAGCGATCAAGAGAACGTAGAGTCTATCTGGAGTATTAACGTCATCACGTCTAGCACCCACAGTATAACCCTGAACCTTACTTGGTGGTTTACCTGTCTCTACAGTATATCCATATAAGTATAGTTTCGTTGGGTCTGCAACACTTCGTGTCTTAGTAATATCAACAGTAATCCAGTTAACTGATATTTCAGAAACATCATCTAAAGACTTAGGTGGTATAACATGAGTTAACTGTCCAGCTTTGTCTTTCGTGAATGACGCACTCTTAAATCCTTTAGACCTAAGAGAAGTGTTACCAAAGTTTGAGTTCGAGTTGGTAATCGAGAGATCTCCTCCTGAGTCAGCGAAGAAATGATCTCCGAATCCAACTGCGAAGACGGAAACGACTTGGATGAATGCGTCATTTGCTGCGAATATATGTCTGTGTCGCCACCCTTTTCGGTATTTGGCGAGTCCATTAATGTGAGCACCAGAGCCCGCAGCTTGAGCTTCATATGCTCCAGTAGTTTGGTTGTAAAGTACGAACGCTCTATCATCTTTCTGTAGCGATATACCTGTAAACTGGGCAACAACCATCGATTTGAAACCAGTTGCTTGACTACCATCAGCAGCCATACCATTGATACCCCATACTGATCTTAATGAGCAGTTGAAGACATATGGTGATGCAGAGTCAACTGTATCAATCTCGACCTTAACTAGGATGTTGCTACCTAGTGCATTACCTGATGGCTCGGAAGACAACTGGTAAGTAAATTGGTTACCCTGTGCTGAGGTAACTAGGAATGATCCGTTATAAAGGAGAGCATCCTGATCAGTAGGACCAGTAACACCAGAGATGTTAACTGCCACACCCACAGAGAAACCGTGGTTCTTGGGGTTTCCAAGAGCATCCACGGTAAATGCAGTTGCTGTCTGGCCATTACGGATGATCTGCGATACTGCAAATTCATCAGATATAGGACCAACAATTCTGTTTTCCTCAACCCTTGTCTGCATCTGGTCTTGTGCAACCACACCAGAGGTATCTGGGATAACTGCGTATCCTTTTGATATCTTCTGATAATATAACTCTAGATCTTCTATGTTAGCAAACTCAAAGCAAGTAAGTTTGTGGTGTGAGAAGTTTGGAGCTATCTGAGCTAAGTCATCACGATAGTATACACCAGTGTTATCACCATCAAAGAATGACATCTGCCAGAAGTAACATCCACCAGTTAGTTTGAATATACCAGCAGGAACTGGTTCGTTAGCAGCAGTAATACCTAATGATCCTTGTACTGTTGGATACGGTACATACTTAGGAGTAATCTTAGTTCTTCTAAGGTCAGATCCTATAACAGACACACCCCTTGGTGCGATAATACCACCACGAGTTGAATTGAATTTATAAAGCTCGTTAGAAGCAGAGGTGAGATCAAAGTTTGTATTCTCATTAAATGGTTGGATCTGGTTATAGTCTGCTATACCAGGTCTGTTATCAATTACGTACTCCGAAGGGTACAGATAAATCGAGAAGGCATCAAACTCGTCGTTTGAAAGTCCAACTCTATATGAAAATCGTGCTACCTCAAGGAAAGCACGTTGCAACGTCTTAAATGGACGCAATGCTGAGTTACCTCGGTTGTCAAATGCATCCGATGCGTCAAAGTCGTCGGGGTTAACGTATATAATACGTCCCGTCCTCGACGTGATAATATTCTTAAGACGAGTAAGTGCCATTTATTTTTAAACCTTACCTAGTATTTAGACTTGTGCTTTGGTCGCTTGGACTACTGTATAGTCCTCAGATGCTGTTTCAAATCCATTAAGGACGTAACTAATATCACCTGCTGATGAATATACAAGTAGGTTTTGACCAGGACCCACTATGATTGAACTATTCTTATCTGTCACATTTGCTCCTAGAGCATTACCATAGAAGATATAATCTTCTGCTGAATAGACTCCAGTCTGATCTGTGTGAATACCTGTGCTAATTGTGCTAACATCAATTGTTAGGTTAGCAGCACCTCCACCACCGAGTTGAGCATCATTAATTGTCAAGGTATCTGATCCAGCATGACCATATCCACCATTCAATAGTGTGACAGTCGCTGCACCTGATCCATCAACATCCACAGTAACTTTAGTTGTGGTTAAATCACCAGACCCACCTGTTGAATTAGGTGATATGTTAGTGTATGTACCTTGTGTCCTTGATCCATCAGCACCACTAGGAGATCCTAATGATAATGCTTTACCAGTCCTAACAGTAGTCATGACACGTGTGCCATTTACCAGTGTTGGAGTATCATAGAATGAATCATTATTAGCAAATGCCTGTGATCCTTCCCCAATACTAACCTTTAAGTGACATAATGCTGGATCCCAATCATGCACATAACCAAAAGGACCAGGAGTAACACCACTTGCCTCAATAGTTTGTGTAATAGCAGCGATAGTAAATGTATCTGCTGCTGCAAGTGCTTCACCTTTAATATCATAGATATACAAATCTGTATATGATGGATCCTGCTCTACGTTTAATTGTAAACCAACTCCAGTAGTTGATCCACCAGGTGATCCATCAGCATATATGTTAAGACTTTGAATAGTATCTATAGTAACAGCTATAGAAGTATATGCACCTGCCTGACCAGCAGTACCAACCTTGCTGACTCCAGCAGTGTATTCAGTACCTGATCCATTAGGACCTTCAGCATCATCTGCTGAGAATTTTAATGGATAGTTAGTACAAGTAGAATCTGTTAGATCATACTTATAAGTCCTATCAATATTCAGGTTTGGGTTTGGAAATAATATTGCGTGATCAGTTGCTGATACACCAGTTGTACTAAAGACATATTTATTTGCTATGGTAGCAGATTGGTTAGCATCAAATCCCAGTGTAGCACTAGCATTGGAAGTACCACCAGTAACTGTCTCACCTTCACTCCAGTAGTTTAAGAGATATGTGCCGTTATTAGTTAATAAAGTTACGTTAACACCATCATTATGATCTACATCAGCAGTACCATAACGTCCTCTTACAACAGTAAGATCGTTACCATTAACTTCACTAACTTCTACTAACTCATTATCAATCAATACTATACCACCAGATGTAATTCCAGTAGAGTTAGCAACAGTAAGAGTTGTATCACCCGTAATATAAGTGGATCCTTCTGCTATGGTTGTAACTGTTGCAGATGCAGACCAAGCGATAGATGCTTGTCCACCAGGAATAGCAGCAGCAGTAGATCCTAATGCAGCTCTAGTGACAGTTAAAGTATTAGTAGTAGTATTAATACCAGATGAGTTGATGGTTGCAATCTGTCCACCAAGTGTACCAGTATATCCAGTAGTGATATACATTCCATCAGCAAGACCAGTTGTCCTAGAAACTTTAATGGATGTTGCTCCAGATGCTATATCAGTATATTCTATGTTAAAACTTGTACCACCCTGATTACCCCTAAGTGTTGCAGTAAAACCAGAAGTAGAACCAGTAAGAGTCTCTCCGTTTGTTGGAGTGCCAGCGAGACTGTCTGCTGCTAATGCAGTGCTACTAATAGGTAATACTTTACCATAGTAAGTCACATCAGTGGTTGGTTTAAATACATCTAAGATGGTAGCAGTAGCACCATTAGTAGTTGTAAATGTAGTACCAGGTACTGCTTGTATATCCTGAAATCCAGGAGCTATAGTAATTTTATATCCTGATAAAGGATTACCTTTGGCAAACTTATATGCAGAAGTATTCAACCCATCTAGGTGAAGTACTTGCTCGTAATCTCTTATTGCAGTCCTATATGCCAAAGCACCTGCTGACTGATTGCAAACGTTTAATACTGCGCTTGCACTTCGATCTATAGGTGTCCTATAAAGTACTGTATTTGTTGTTGCGCCAGGTTTCGTGGCGGCTAATCTTCCTGCGGTCATTTGTTAGTTACCATCCTGACATGAAATGTTGTTGAATCCTTAGTTGCCCACCTAATACAGGTGCTGCTAGTGCTCCACCGAAACTAATAGCAACGTCACTAATGTTATTAGTTGAAAGAAGTGTTGCATCAGCGTTTGGAAACTGAATTGAAACGGGACCATCTATATTAGATGCATCAATACTTATGACACCATCAAGGTCGCCTGGGTTATTTATCTTCATTGCTTCCATAGTCTTATTGACTAAGGTCTGAGTTTTCTTCTCAGCAACAAGCATATTTGAATCTGACCCATTATTTAACGGTGCTGTTGGTTCGTTATCTGGGAAACTAAAGGTATATGTTTGGTTATTCTCTATATTAGAGAGATCAAACTGTATCTTTCTACCTGCACCATCAGTAGGATCAGTATCACTGAAGACTGCCCCACTGTAAACTTTATTTGTTACTGTCTGTGCTGACGCTTCACCAACTACCCTAATGTTAAGGTCAGGCCATTGAACTGTCCTATTCTGCGTAAGTAATGACTGATCAAATATAGCATACCTTGTAGGGTTATTCTCTTCATCACCAGATGGTGTGTTAGAAAACTTAGGATTAACTAAGTTTTTATTAAATAAATTCTGCTCAGTAATATCATCAATTAATGTTGATTGTGTTTGTGCAGCACCAAAGTCAGGTAATTTATAAGTGTGTGATCCTGGAGATTCCCAAGCATCAGTCTCAAACTTAGCGATCTTTGAAGTATCAGTAGATCCAGTAATCTGTAATTCTGCGTCTTTAATAATAATTGTCTTATTAGTTAAAGTCTGGAAAGTATCATTAGCAACGATAGTTGTACTGGTATTGACACCCACATTGGGTAAGTCAAATCTACGTGTGCCTGACTGTGTAGAGATAGTATCTACGTTGAAATATGCTCTCTTAGCAGTATTCTGATCACCTTGTAAATAAAAATTGGCATCTGTCTGGATCATTTGTCCAGCAACAGTGAAATAACCACTACTTTGTGGTTGCATCTCAATACTGGTTATAGCAGACCCTGTGTCAATAGCTCTTATTATGAGAGTGGAAGATCCATCAGTATTTGCTCTTCTACTATTGTAGAGAGAAGCAGTACCAAATGTCAAACCAATTTCATCAACAGAGCTCTGATATACACCAGTGTTTCGATCAAGGTCGAAAGCTATACCTGGTGCTGTCGCTGATCCTGCGCTGACACCACGGAAAAGTTGATTAACTTTTGATTTCCTATTAGGTATTAGTGGATCGGAGATGACAATAGGCAGAATAGCTTCACCAGTTACTAAATCGTCTGCAATTGTCTCTAACTGGGATATTCTTTTAGTTGCCACAGAATTTCAGTACAATTCTTACAGTTTTATTTATACTAGTTACAGGTGTAACTTTTCAACTAGGTATAATCTCGTAGGCAATAATATTTGTTAACTTCCTGATGTATTTGTTGATACCAAGACATAAATAGTGGTAGAATTAGGAAACCACAAGATGAAGTGAAATTTCAACTTCGTTATATTCCCCCTTCTGTAAACCTATGCACAACTTAAGACCACAAAATCAATTAGCTGAGTGGAAACACTCCCATGTTGGAGAAGACCGTTGCTTAAACACCCCACAGGATGAATTAATAGATGATTACTTCGCCTGTCTTATTGAAAGCGACTCACACGAACAACAACGACTCTGCCAAGATCTTTTATGTTGATCTAAGGTTTATAATCCCCCTCAAGGGGGATTTTTAATGTTCAATAAAATCTTGGTTGTTGCACTTCAACTTCAATAGTATTGAAGAGTCTATTTAAGGAATTTGCAAATGATCTATAACCAGATCCAACATATACTTGACCTGCTACAACTGAAAATGTAGCAATACCCCAGAAGAGATAATAAAATCTACTCTTTACTTGGGCTCTCCTCTTCTCTGTGTTTAGAGTCATCTTTATTCATATTTTTAACTATTCTATCATAATCTGAGGCACTGTCAAGCAGTGCCTTTTTCAAATCTTCATAATCCCATTTGATTTCATCCATTCTTCGTAGTGTTACTGCGTGTTCTGTTTATAATACTAATAAACTTATCACCAGCAAATGTACCACCGAGACATACGTCTATCTCGTCACCATCTACCCAATTAACATCACCATTCATTTTGGTGTGCTGCATTGCAACTTGGATCTCGTCAATTACTTTTTGTGTTAGTCTCATTGCATTACATCCAGATCTTTTCCGTGCCTACCAATCGTTGAGACTGGTGGATTGAATACAGACTTCTGAGTATCTTGATAGTCTTTATCAAAAATCTCTAGTCCCTTATCTGTAAGAATATGTTTATACATCCCTTCAAATATTTTAGGTGGCATGGTAACTATGTTTGCACCATTCCAGAATGCTCTTGATACCTTATACACATCACGAATAGATGCTGCAAGTATCTTAGTCTTCTGAATACCTTGTACCCTATAGACTTCACTTATAGATCTGATAACCTCCAACCCAGCAACGCTATTATCGTCCAACCTCCCAATAAAAGGAGAGACGTACGTAGCACCTGCCTTTGCAGATAAGATAGCCTGAGCAGCATTGAATATAAGCGTAACATTTACTCTAACTCCATCGTCTGATAATTTTTTACATACATTTAAACCTTCTGGTGTGCAAGGTACCTTAACAGTACAAACATCACCAAACTCAGCAGCAAGTCTCCTTGCTTCAAACTCCATGTCTTCTACAACTTCCATGCTAATATCAGGGACACCAGCAATCACCAACTCACGATAAACATCTAATGGATCTCTACCACTCTTCTTAATGAGAGATGGGTTAGTTGTGATACCATCGATCAATCCAGTCTCAAAATGTTTGAGAATGGTCGGGACATCAGCAGTATCTAAAAATAATTTCATTCAGGGACTTCCTCATAATTTTCTATAAATTCTTCTACTGTAAACAGTAGAGGATGGCATTGCTCTGCTATTAGATATTCAGACCATCTCATCATATCTTGCATGTCATATCCAGTGGCATCTTCTGCCTCGTGCTCAACTTCATCCAATTCTGCCATTGGTTGTGGTATCTCCTCAAATGTGAAAGGAATACCCTGTATATACCACATATCAACTATCTTACCATCAAGGTAACAGTATTTTCTTGTGATACGTCCTTTCATGTCAGAACCCTTGTGTCATATCCCTTAGAGCTCCGTCTACAAATGCTCGTGTTCCCACTGGATCTGGGACAAACTCATCAGGTGTTGGAATATTTAGCTTTGGATCTTTTGGATCCTGAGCAACTGATGCTACTGGTGATATAATACAGACAATACCATTATCAGTTGTTACTTTTAAGGTATGTCCCTTCTCCACCAGATTCAATGAAAAAGGCAGGTTCTCTTGTAACTCTGCCTGTGTTAAATCTATGATATTCATAAGTATGTAATCATGTCATCTGGTACCAGTCTCTTGAAATGCTGTATCGTTTCAGTAAACCCATCTACTCCGTCTTCAGTAAACTCCCAATTAATTATCTCATCATATCCCTCATTGTCCATGATTTTCACTTCTCTTTTCTTGACATCAATCCAGATATGCTCTAGATATGTGTCTGTGTCTCCTGTTATCTCTGTCATGTTAGATGGGTCACTGAAAATATTATACCCTAGTTTAGTAGAATTGGCAAGCCAAAGACCTGACAAGGACCAGCAGAGCAACCTACTGCCAAGTAACCACTGTTGACCACGTATGCTCCCATACCATTGTTACACTGGTTAATAATAGCACCTTGTGGCACAAATTCAGCAATAACACCAGTAGGTGCAGTGATGAAAGTTGCATGGAAACAATTCTGAGATCCAGTCAACACATCTGCCATACTACCAGGCATTGTCTGACCAACTGTGATTCTAACTTGTGCTGGTGGTGCAATTGCTGGGAATGGTAAATCCGTAGTAATATCAACGATAGCACCCTTAACCATGTTGAATTGACCAGTCAGGGATGCTGAAGTGGGATTGAATAATGCAATAAACTCAAATCTTCCAGAGTTTAAGAATGATGTTATCCAGTTTGCTTGTTGTATTATCTCACCATCTGCAATCAACTCAATAGCATTACCTTCAATCTTAACGTCTTGAGCATTGATAGCTAAAGACTCAATACCAATGTAACTAACTTTAGCACCTTGGACTTTATACTCACCACCCACTGATATATCACGATCACCCTCGAATCTAGCAGATGATTTCTGCTCAGTCTCCTCACTTAATCCTCCAGCTAACTGTGGTCCAAATGTTGTCCTACCCATACTATCAGATCCAGGTGGAAATGGAATGTCATTTACTGGATAGAAACCACCTACATTTAATTTTCTTAAATCTTCTCTCCTCTTCTGATCAGAAGTATACATCTCGCTGGTTTCAGCAGCAGTTACCTGTGATTGTCCAGAATCACTAACCTGACCTGTCCTTGCTTGCTCTACAATATCTGCTCCTACCTGACCAGAAGTCACATTAGTATCTGCCTGTGAAAGTTGACTAGCAGCATCAGAAGTCTCTGTAGGGTTTTGAGAATCGCCAGAAGACTCTGACTGTGGTCCTTGAGATACATGTGTATTCCATGCTCCACCTACCTCGAAATGCATGTTACCCATTACCTTAAGATAGAAGTCACCTTCTACTGTCATAGCATGATTACCTTTGACAGTCTTACACTCGTCTCTAGCACATATCTTAGTATCATTATTAGGTACGTTGGTATGTCTATTACCAAACTTATCCTCAAAAGTTGAAACACCACCAGGACCAGTAACCATCCTCTTCTCTTTACCTTTAGTGGCATCATCTATAATTCTTGTACCATTTAATGCACTATATGTTTGTTGTAAGTAAGGGTTGGTGTTCTCAAACATCCCGTCAATATAACTACCACTTACTGATTCAACCTTACTTACCATATTGACTACAGTCTCATCAGAGGTGCCTGGATTATAAAGGTTATCCACATTCTCATATGGTGTGCCTTTAATGGCATCTTCTAAGTTATCACATTCTGTTGTACCTATGAGAGGGAACCATGCCTTAGACTTCGGCCTCTTGATCTTCCTGTTACAACTCTTTTTGAATAGTGCTCCTAAAATAGCAAGAAGGATCTGCATCAAACTACCCCAATCTAATGAGGAAAAGTCAAACTCAAATATTGCTTGGACGGTTTCACCCATCTCACCTAGACCAGCAGCACCCTTAGCACTACCAATAGCAGATATCACATCGCCAGCAACACCCTTAACACGATTCATTGCACTGGTGATACCATCTAAGATACGATTACTTAAACCTTTAACAGCAGAATCAACCTTACCAGCAATCTCACTCTTAGCAATTTTATCTACAGCAAGGCTCGCCATTTGATTAGCAAAGTTTGCCGTATCCGATAGCGCACTCTTCACCAGTCCTAACCACATTGGTGTCTTAGCACAGAATAGAGCAAAGATTTGCTCTAAGAATGTCATCAGTAGTTGTACAACTATAACTGGTACAAACTGAGATACAATCTTAACAAGCATTGCTACGACCTCAGCAATTAACTTCGCCAACATCTCTTTAAGAGGTGCAAGAATACCTGCTATACCACTAGATAAGAAGTTCATTACCCTACCTAGGTGTTGTCTCACCTTATCTCCTGCTACTGGATTACCAGTGATAATAGAAACAAATCCACCAGGACCAGATCCCAATGCAGCAGACATCTCACCCAACTCAGTGAGCATCCTCTTCATATCTGTTTGAAATCCTTTACCAGAAGGACCAGCAACACCATCACCAATACTCTGTGCATTTACAGGTGGTTTAGAAGGGTTAGTTACAGGATGACCTGGTATTACTACCTCTGCCATATTAATACCAGCACCTCTTGACTCTTCAACTGCACCTTTAGGACTAGCAGGTGATAGGGGTGTCTTAGGGAATGGTGATCCATCAAATTGTGATTCACCTTTTAAATTATCTTGCTTCGGAGATGCAGTCTTTAATTTCTCTGCAATCGTTGGGTCAGCAATGGTAGTCATTGACTCATTCTTCTCTTGTTGGAATCCTCTAAAAGCACCCAACACGCATGGTATATTTCCTTCTTCACCATCAAGGAAGAAACCTAATACCCATGCACCACATTGCAATTCTGTTGAAGTACCACTGGACTTAACTTGTGGTTGATCGCAAGGCAGTAAAACAGTTGCCCAAGGTAATACTTCCCTAGGTACTTCTTTTAAATATGCCTCAGAATCGCCACTACCAGTATACCAACCAAGAATACGCACCTTGACACGCCCGATCTCAGAGGGGTCTTCAATGTCCTCGACCTCTCCTACCCACCAGGTGTATCCGTCTCTTCCAATGTAATCAGTACGTACTGCCATTACTAATATAGTTTTCTTTTATTTATCAAGTCTTTTAAAGAGAAATTCTCCTTCCGATTCTTCTTTACCCCATCGGAACTTTCCTGTCTCTAAATCATATCCAGTATCAATAGCACGATACTCATTACCATTGAATCTTATCTTGGAGACCATCCTCGTATTACCTTGGATGCACTCTCCATCAGTATTACCGTTCCACCAAACTCCATCCCAGTGCCAAATGAAAGGACAGGAATCAGTATCAGTGAGAAGATTGCGAGTTTTAGTATAGACGATGCTTTCATCCATCTGCTCATAATCATACTGTATATAGTTATATGGACTTTCTTCTCCTTTATACTTATACCACGATTTAGTGGTAATCATGTGATTACATTTATCACATTTCTCTATACGAATATCGATCTGAGGCCACGTACTTGGATTAGAAAATGCTTGATCTCTATTCCTGTAGTGACCTACTACATCCTCGAATTTCATTTAATCGTCGTAGACTAAGCACTCAGGTTCATCAGGGTTCTGATCACAGAATAGTTCTAAGCAGTTTGGATCATGATGATCACCAGCATCTATCTCTGCTTTATGGTGGTCAGCATAGTCGATAAGGTCGTGTAATTCTTCTTTAAAGTGGCGACGTGCAGCAGGTGATACTGTTGGATCATCGATCTTTTCCTTATCATGCTGTATGTGTTGCTCTATAGTTGTCATGTTTGTCTCTGTAGAGTGTATAGTTATTTATGCGGTCTTCTTCTTTTGACGCTCTGGTTTGGAATCTCTAACAAGATACAACTTGGTAGTTATGCCAGTCCTTCGGTACAAGTGTGTCAATCCAGCAATAAGATATAGTCCACTAAACTGTTCGTCTGTCTGGACATTATCACCGTCTTGCAAAGACGCAGGTATGATTACTTTAATCAAAGAACCTGCTGTAAGTTCAGTATTACCAGGAACGGTAATATTCAACTTAATTGCCTTAAGTAAATTATACCTCGCTGCTGCATATTGTGCAACTGCCATAGCATCTATGTTAGGGTTCGTGCCATTATTAGGTGCTGATGTGTTAGGTTGCTTTGTCAATCCAGGCAAAACTCTTATCTTCATCCTAGTAGGTTTTGCTTTCTCTATATCAAAGAATTCTGGTATCTGTATAGGCATCTCTGCCCTTCCACCATATGCCTCAGTAACCTTATTTGCCTTACCATATACATCATTCAAAGTTAATATCCTAGGTGCTGATATAGTACCACCTGGTGCAGGATTTTTACCAGCACCACCTGTAGCAGTTGCTCTCCAGTCCTCAGATTCATCTGCTTGCTCTTTCTTACCAGAAGTAGGTGCATAACTATTCTTCTGTTCACCCATTGATATACCTATAGCAGAATTCTTATAGGTACCCATCCTCATATTCTCCAGATGATTTGATTTATCTGGATAACTAACAGTTTCAATAGCATATCTACCATCAACACCCTCGTTACCCTTCATCTGATATGTGTAGGTATATACATTACCCTGAGTAGCACCACCTGAAGCAATACCATCAATAGATCTAAAATTAAATCCATTCCTATTCTCCCAGAATAAGAAACCAGATTGTTTATTGGATCCTTTAGACGATCCTTTAGCTTCAATCCTACTAACTCTGTCAGAGATATATGCAATTACATCAGATGGTTTCCAATTACATGATATGAAACTGTATGGGGAATGATTCTCAAAACTTTTCGCCTTAACCTTCTTAGCATTACCCTTACACTTAAGATAATCCTCACATATCATTCTAGGTAAACAATTCTCTTTAGGTGCTTTACTCTTCTCACCAGGTCCGAATCCCTTAAATACCTTATTCATCTCATCATGATACATCTCTGGAGATACGCAGTGTAAAACATACATCTGTCCTCTCTCAGCTTTAATCACACTACCAATCTTATACACCTGTAATGTAGTCTGCAATGGTTCTTTATCAAGAGCAGTAGCAGTAACACAATTAATATGAATCTTCTCACCACCTTGTAGTCTCTGATAAAAATTAGAAGCATCTACAACAGAAATATCAGCCCTAAGAAATGCTGACTCAATAGACTCATGATATGCAACGTCTACTACAATATTCTCAATGTCAAAGGTTTCACCATGAATAGTTTCCAACTCAAGTTGCTTCATTAAATATTCTCTAGGAGATCCACTCTGAAAGGTATCCTCTCTAGTGAGACCGTATGATACGTTTCTCCACTCACCTGTTACAGCGTCTAATAACTTCTTTATTGCCATTTACATTAACTCCACAGGATCTGTTTTCATTTCAGCGATGAGACCAAACTTAGGCATTATATACTTATCTTGATCTAAGTCATGATCACTTGGTACTATAATTGGGAATGAATCTTGAGTACCACCTCCCATACTAATTGGATCCAACTCATTATTAATTACTGTAGGTTGAGCACCATCTAATGCAGCTTGCAACCTCTTATTTCTTTCTTCATTTCTTTTCTGCTTAAGATTATCTATGAGATCACCTGACTTCTGAAGCACCCCAGATGCTTGATACAATGAATGTCCTTGCTTATCAAAATCAAAGAAACCTCCTGTTGCCTGATCAGCAGCACCAGCTAACCATCCCATTGCACCCTTTGGTTTACCCTGCTCATCAACTAATCTATCCTTTACCTGACTTACTTTATTCTTAAACCATTTACCACCCCATGCATAAGTTGGTAAAGTATATCCACCTCTAGCTGCTTCTTTATATCTTCTAGTAGTTAGACTCTTATTAGTTCTAGTAGCAGGAGTATCAAATGGTATAACAAATCCACCACTCGCTCTCTTTCTACCTACCCACTCAGTACCATGTCCTATGAATGATATAGATTTACCACTATCCATTGAGACTGGGTATCCAGACTGAGGTCCAGTTATCCAACCACCCTTAGCAAGAGGTGGTACCTTACCACCATCCATCTTACCCTTAGTAGGTTTAACATCCTCGTCTTTCTTTTTGTCCCCACCTGTAAATAATTTCATGACCGCAGTCAATGCTCTGATACCTAAGAATAAAGGTGCAAACATTGTTTGTAGACCTACACTGATTATCTTACTAATCATTGGTAGATGAGGTTCTACTACTTCAAGTATCTGACTCATAAACTTCCCAAGAGTAGTGAAGAATTCCTCTAGGGGTTCCTTAATATCTGCTAATACATCATTGAATACCTTACCAACCATGCTAAACCATTCTTTCATAGGTTCAATGATCGGTTCTACCATAGGACCTATCGCTTTACCAACAGCACCACCTGCCATGGTACCAACCATACCACCAACAACACCCATACCTGGAATACCAGTAGCAGCACCCAATGCTGCACCTGCCATTTGACCACCTGCTGCTCCAACACCACCGCCTACTGCCTCAGCATTAGTACCTCCAGCAGCTTTAATTGCTGTACCAGTAGCAAATCCAGCACCTAAACCAAGACCAATCTTACCTGCTTTACTAGTAAAGAAGTTACCTTTCTGTCCTCCCAACTTCTTAAGTTTGAATTGTTTTAATTTATCTGCCTTACTATTCATCCCAAACATTCGTTTGAGACCACTGATGATGCCACCCATCACCTTACCAACAAGTTTAATAGATCCAGCAGGATTCTTTAGAAAGGTAAATGCAGCAAATAAAGGTACTGCTCCAAGTAGAAACTTAAATATACCAAAGAATCCTTTCAAACTTATTGGATTCTCAAGGAAATCGATAATACCATCAAGTGCTAGACCACCAAGGAATTCAATAGCTTTAGCAGCAAATGATCCTATAGCAAGTATTACCTTAACTAACTTATTAATAGTCTCAGGGTTCTCAGATACAACCTTGAGGACTGCCATAGTTACCAAGGTACCTAAAGCATTAAAAAGAGTTTGCAACCATGAAGGTTTCTTAGTCTCCTTCTTCTCTAAGGTAGATTTAAACTTCTTTTTCTTAGGTTTTAATGCCTCTATATCCTTTTCTCTCTCTCCTAGCTTCCTTTGATCAAACTTCTGCTTCTCTTTCTTCTTCTCTAATTTCTTCTCCTGTACATCCGTCTTCTTCTCTTGCTTTAATACATCAGTCTGTCCTCTGATCTGGGTGCTTATAGCATCTCTCCAGAACTCTAACATGTTCTGCACATTATTAGCAATACTATTAAGAGTAGCACCAAGTGCATTCAAACCAGCAATAAGAGTAGTAAATCCTGTAGATATACTTCTCTCGTGCTTAGGTAATCTCTGTGCTGCTGTTAAAGGAGTATAGTTGTTCGCACCAGTCTTCCCTTTATAAGAGATCATCTTATAAACAACTGCTTTATTGACCTTAGCTTTTACTTCTGCCATTTATTAACAGGTAAACATTGGACTAGGTGATACATATACTGCTTTGGCAGGAGCACTACCTACATTATTTATTACCTTCTGAGTATTATTTTGTACAATAAGTTTAGGTGGTAATATCATTAAGTCATCCATCTGAGTATCTCTCCTTTGCTTCTCTTGAATACTCTTCATAACCATATCTCTTTTATCACTCACTGATTGCATATCAAAGTCTGGTCCTTGAGGAATAGTCCGACTCAACCTACCAACAGTAGGATTCCATTTCTCTTTCGTATTGTTAACAGTGTTACTAATATTAGTCGTAACATCTCCACCAGTAGCAAACATCTGTTTAATAACTTTACCACCAGCAGCATACTCTATATTATTATTAGTAATATTGGCAACAGAACCACCTCTCATCCTTTGAATTATATCTGGTTCCTTCCTCATGGGTAGTATCCCACCACGCATCCTCTTCTCAGGAGTCTTGACAGGTCCACCAACAGAATTGCTACCAACGTCTTCAAGTTCTATATCATTTCCTACATTCTCTAACGATCTATCCCATATAATCTGCCTTATTACTTTACCAGGCGTTGATATTATTGCCCATATCTTCTTAGCAGAATTGATGATAAAACCTATAACACCTCCAAGTACCTTAATTGCACCACCCAACAACCACGTTATTGGTTTCATTATCCACCCAAGCACATTAAATAATACCTTACCAAGCTCTCCTACAAACTGGAAGAATGTGCCAAGGAATTCTGTAATACCAGTCTGTCCAGCAATGTCAGTAACCACTGTGCCCAACATCTTAAACATCTTCTGGATAGGTTCAAATATTGGTTTAATCATTGGTAAGAATGTCTTACCTACCCACTCACCTAAGAAACCACCAATAGCATTACCCACAATAGGTGCAAATGGACCTAGGAATGGACCCAATAATGCAGTACCAGCAGCAGCACCTATCATACCACCTGCTGCCTGACCAATACCAGCACCAACTGCTGTAGTCTTATCCTCACCCATTGCAATACCTGATGCAATACGAGTTATACCACCAATAGCAGCAATACCCTTCTGTGCACCAGGTTTCATTAAACCTTTACCTATATTCTTACCCTTCTGTAATCTGGTAGGATTCTTTATCCTATTATTAAAACCCTTCCCAACCTTATCTGCTTGTGCATTCTTACCCTGTGCTCTTAACTTCCTCTGTTGTCTCTCTACTGATTTCTTCTGTGCCTTATATTCTTGCTCCGTATAGATCTTACCTGTTTCCTTATCCTTATATCCAAACTTACGCCACTGCTCATTCTTTTTAAACTCTACTTCCTTATCATTAACATTATTGAATAGTCCAAGTAATCTCTTACCATCAGTGAATATCTTAAGAGGATTCAATAGATATTGAAGAGTCTTAAAACCAGCAAATAGTTTAAATGCACCAAATAAGAAACTAAATCCCTTCTTAATAGGTCCATCACCATTCTCAAATGCACCAAATACATTATTAAGTCCAGATACAATAAGACCTACACCAAATTTACCAATATTCCATGCAAACTTACCTATAGCTACTACTAGTCTAAAAACTTTATTTAATCTCTTAGCATTCTCTGGATCTGATGACCACTTAAGCATTGCCCTTAGTAGGAAAAACTTAAATATAGGCATTAAAAAATTAGCTAGAGACTTCAACCAGCCCATCGCTTTACCCATTACCTTAACTTTTGCACTTTCCTCTGGTGCTAATTCATCACCTTCTTGTTTATCATTAGGATCCTCAGCTAATTCCTCTCTTTGCTTGAGACGGAACATATTCTTGAATCCCTTAGACCATTTTTGGAATGTACTAAGTTTCTCCTTTGCCTCAACCTTATCTTCCTTTACCTCTCTCTTCTGATCATCCCTTAACCATTCTTTCTCAAACCTTATTAGTTTATGTGTCTCAACTAAATTACTACCAATATTTTCTACTACTTCTCCAGTACGATTGATACCCTTCCTGATTTCATTGAAATTTGCAGAAAAAGCACCATCATCTTTTAATGGTTTAATTTTAACGTAACTTCTAATTGTCATAAAGACATACCAGATTGTTCTTGTTTTTGTCTCCTTTCTTCCTCTTGAATATGAGCAATAAGAAGATTCACATAAACATCACGTTCCCACGGTATCATATTTTCTAACTCAGTTAGAGAGTATTTGTGGTGTTGCATTAACGCAAAGTTAGTCTTGTAGTAATTCTCAAGACTGTCATGCATTAACGCTACTCGAAAAAACTTGCTAGTCCTTCCAGTACCATTTCACTCTTAACTTTAGTCTCAGGATTGAAGACTTCTATCGTATAAGACAATTTAGGCATTGTCTCAAAGAAACCTTGCACCTTCTGGAACTGCTCAGAATTCAAATTCTCAAGAAATTCAAGTGCTTCCTTCTTACTGAAAGAATCATAAACCTCTTCTTTGTCATATACCTGCCCAATACAACTAGCAGCTAACTCAAAGATGTCATCAATATTAGGGTTATCAGTAAGATTCTGTTGAATAAAGACATCCAATGAAGGATACTTCATAACCACACCAACATTGCTATCTAATAGAATTTTAGCATTGTGGTCTTCTGGTATTTCAACTCCTACATCTGCAAGAGGAATATTAACAGTAACTTGGGTCTTCTCATCATCTGGACATGTGACTTTAAATTCACTTGTCTCACCAACAGCAACAGATCTGATCTTAAGGAAAATATATTCAATCTCGAAAGTAGCGAGATCTTCAACCTTAGACTTTAAATTGGTGCAGTTTTTAATAATAGTCTTCACTGCTTTGACCATCTGCTTATTGTCTTGCGACTCCATAGCAAGATAGAGTAATTTCTCTTCCTTAACTAGAAATGGTCTATATGATATTTTAGTACCTGTAACAGGCAAGGTCGCTTCATACTCAGGTATGGCTAACTTAGGTAACGGCATAACGATTGCATTATTATATTTCTATTTAGACACCAAATTGAGCTGCTTGTGGTTGACCACTAAGTCCTACCGAAGATAATCCCTCAGAGAAGGAGTTAATATATCTATCTGGGGTGTTTATTCCTAGTTCGTCAGCACCAATTGTATCGAATCTATATCTCTCGTAATTAAATTTAACAGCAAACTTAACTAAATTTGTAGGACCATTATTAAAGGTGAGTTGTGCCATATCCTTAGGCCATGAAGCGAAATACTGCCAAACTCCTGTAACACTATTAAGTCTTTGACTATACTCCCTACCTTGATCACTTATAGCAGTCCAATTAACAGGGGATCCCAATTCCCACTTAGTTATCATTATATTAGTAGTATACTCATCATAAAATGAAACTCTCCGTTCTGAGTCTGGTGCTGCATAATTCATCCATCTCTCAAAGAATTGACGATGAAACAAATTCTTGTCCATGACAAATTCTACAGACAATTCATTATTACTCTGCTGACCTGATGCTAATCTAAATGATTGTCCAAAACTATTATCATGTGTTGCTTCAGTAAGAGTCTTACCAGGTACTGTTACAGTGTCAGCAAGATAATTATTTGCTATCTGCACATCCCTAGATGACCTCAATTCAGGCATATTCTGATATAGACATGGTGGTAAGTATATCTTAACACCGTACAGGTTAGAACGAGCAGGTTCTCTCTTACCTGATACTATCAGCTCCTTAAAGGTATCAAAACTATTAGCACTCATTTGAGTCTACTCCAAATTATACTACTAGGGACTTCCATTACCCTACCTAAACCTTTCGGTCTTATAACAAACTGTTCAACTGGAAGTGGTGTCATATCTCGCAACTCTTCTTGAGGTACATTATAAGCACTAGTGACACTAGACATAAAGTATTTATGATGGCAACGCATAGGATATGAAATACTACCAGAAGACCATGTAGATGCCATACTCTTACGAGAGTTTGGACGTAGATAATGCATATTCCCGCCAGAGAATTGCAGTTTCTGATAGTCTACATCTGTGATTAGTACCATAGGAAAGGTATCCCACCACTTTAAGTCTGGTGTCTGTGCTGAATAGTTAAAGAAGATTATATCACCTACGGTAAAAGCACCAGCATATTCCTCCAGTCCATACTGAAGTTGCTCTCTATACCATTGTTTAGACTGCTTTACTCCTGATGCGAGGTCTTTTACGTCTGTAAAGATACTCATACGTTTAAATGTTTCTCGGTCAATATAATAAATGACATGCCCTTATGAGCACAAAATTGTCTTGCTGCCCTCCACTTAGCACTATTTACATTCCAAGTCTTAACTTCTGTTAGAAAAGTCCTAGCTTTCTGCGATTTGCGTTTAGGGGGTTTAGTCTGTGCATCTGGTTTAATTTCGATGATCGATTTGGCGATTCTTCCATCCTTGGTTCTTGCTCTGACATAGAAATCAGGATAATAACGGTGAGTCCTATTATCCAAGGGAGACTTATAAGGTATAATAATCGTTTCACTTCCCCACTCCAATACGTTTACATTACGATCACACCAATGCATAAATTTCTTTTCCCACAAACTCCTATAAATAATATTGGTATGATCACCTTTATACTTATGTTTGTTTGATGGTCGGTATTTTCCGCTATATGCCATGACCTTAGTATTTCCTCAAGCTAAACCAATAGGAGTCAACTCCACTAGTAGTAAAGATGCAATTCGTAGTGAATCTGCATTTCCTACAAAAGTGATTGACTATCTTAAGTTTGATATGTTCCATCATAAAGATAATAAACAATTTGGAGAATCAGTATACTTATATTTACCCAAGAAACTAACTGAAGAATATGGGCAGAAGTGGGGTAAAGCAGAATTAGGTCCAGAAGGTGGTGCAGCATTAGATGCTGCTTCTAAAATGATAGGTAGTGATGATATAACTAAGGAAGATTTTAGTAAGGAAATTGAGAGATACTCAAAAGCAGCATTGCCTGGAATTGGGTATAAAGCAGGAGCTTCATTAATTAATACAGCATTGGGAGCTACAGGAGTAAACCCAAACCTCAATAGAAATACATTATCATCACTAACTCAAGGAAAGATATTTAACCCATATGCTGAAGCAGTATATGAAGGTCCAACTGGATTTAGAGTACATAATTTTACTTTCCAATTAATACCAAAAAGTAGTGCTGATGTAGTCACTATAATGAAAATTATTAGACAATTCAGACAAGCAACGCTACCTAAAAAGGATGGTAAGAATTGGTTAGTATTACCTGAATACTTCAGATTGAAAATAGTTAGATATACTGATAAAGGTGGTGGAAATGAATCAATCAGTAATCCTGATAATGGTAGTGGTGGACTTTTAAGTTCTATAGTTAGATTCCCAACTAACCTTGTAATGGAAAAATTCCAAGTATCAATGGATGATAGGACATCATTAAAATCATGCGTAAATGATGACTATCAAGACATGGGACCATTAGTATACAACATTAACTTACAAATGAAAGAAACTGCATACCTTACGAAAGACACCTACGAACCTGGAGAAGGAGATGGTATTGTTGGGACTGGTCCTGGAGGACAACCTACAGAATCAGAATTAGAAGCTTGGGTAAGTGGTAGACTTGGTGGTATTGGATGGGGTGACTTCTTCTCTGACCGCACTAACGATATAGCATAATGGCATACTTTTCTTCCCTACCCGATGTCTTTGTAAGGACATCCAGTTATCGACAAAATAATGTTGATCCATATAAACTAGCTAAAAATATCTTTAGACGGATTAAAATACGTGATGAGTTAGAAGACGTTGTTATTGGTTTTTCTCAATATACTATTAAAAACAACCAAAGACCAGATCAAGTTGCTGGTGACATATATGGAAATATGGGTTTCGATTGGGTAGTGCTACTATGCAATAATATCATTAATGTGTATGATGAGTGGCCCATGTCTGAAGACGAGTTAGAACGTTATATAGATAATGTATATGAAGAAGATGCTGATTCTGTCCATCACTGGGTTACCCAAGAGATAAAAGATATCAAAGGTCGTATTATAGTTAAAGAAGGACGCACAGTGCCTGAAAATTGGTCATATACCAAACCTGACGGAACTGCAATTCCTAAAGATGATCTAGTTAGACCAATATCTGTCTATGAATTTGAAAGTGATAAAAATGACCAAAAACGCAATATTTACCTTTTAAGGAAACAATACGTTGGAAGCTTTATTGAAGAATTTAGAGACTTATGTCAATATCTTCCAAATAGCGAAATTGACAGTGAAAACCAAACTAAGAAATCCTTGAATACTACTCAAGAGCAGTTTCAAACAGTTAAACCGACTTATAGCACAAATATCGGTCAAACCAGTTCTATTGATTTTGCTTCTGAAGCGGATTACTCATCTAGGACATTTGATACCTCAGATCCAACTATTAGTGCGGGTGATCTATTAGCAGATGGTAGTACCACAGTATTAACAACCACTTCTACAGCAGGTGCAACAGACAATACATCCACATCTAACCAATACGGTGGAGCAACAACACAATCAGGTTACTAACAATGACAACTTACAGACAATTCATAGAAGAAGCAAAGAAAAAGGTCAAAGTTAAACTTAAAGATCCATCAAAGATCAAAGTTAAGGTAACTGATATCGGACCTGGTGGTAAAGAATATGTAAGAAAGAATGAGATAGATGAAGGTAAGAAAGGTCTCTGGGATAACATCCATGCTAAGAGAAAACGAGGAGAGAAACCTGCAAAGAAAGGTGATAAGGACTATCCAGAGACATTAAATGTTGAAGGTGCTGCTTGGCAACGTAAAGAAGGTAAGAATAAAGAAGGTGGATTAAATGAGAAGGGTAGAAAATCTTACGAAAGAGAGAATCCTGGATCTGATTTAAAAGCACCTCAACCAGAAGGCGGTCCTCGTAAAAGATCTTTCTGTGCTCGTATGGGTGGTGTTAAAGGACCAATGAAGAAAGATGGTAAACCAACTCGTAAGGCACTAGCACTTAGAAAATGGAAATGTTAAAAAACCTCTAGAGACAAAAAAATACCCCCGATTTTTTCGGGGGTTTTGCTTGTTCAAACATTGAAATAATATACGCAACTAACGTCTACATCTTTCCCACTCTATAACATCACGATGCTCATAATAACCTGGTATCCATGTATTGCTGCGACCTAGGTAATAACCTGGTACCCAATACTTCTTGGTAATCGTAACCTCACACCTTCTAGGTCTTTGTCTACGATAGGGTGAATGATGATGATCATAGTGCCAGTCTTGCCAATGGGGAGACCCATGACTGTGACCGTAATGATAAGACTCTACAAACGGCTCCCAGAATTCATTCCAAGTTAATGCTTCTGCTTTAACTGGTGTGATAACACCAGCGAGTAGAAGTGGGAGCAGTAGTAGTTTCTTCATTTAGTCTTCATTAGCTAGAGCAGCGAAGTAAGATAAATCTGGTGATTCACCCGACTCTTCTATTTCTCCTACTTTAGCACCAAACCCCGACTTAGTGGGAGCAGGTGGGTCCGCTTTAACAACTGGACTAGTAAGAGGTGCGAGTTGCTCATCTTCCTCGTTAGTCCTTACAACAGGTCTTGATGACTTGTTAAGAACTACATTCAGACGTGCTGATAACTCCTCATAAGACTTGAAGTTTTTAAGATCAGTAAACTCACTAAGAGAATGCTGAGACTTCCAGACTGCTTCAAGAGCATCATCTTCCAATCCACCTAACACTGAGGGAGCATCAAACTCACTCTTGTCATAATTCCAGTATCCACCAATGGTCTGGATCTTGATCTTAAAGTTAGCACCCTTCCATAGATCGAAAGGATTGATTGGAGTTTCATCTTCAAACTGTGGTTGCATCGCTGATGCAATCTTGTCATGAATCTTCTTACCATACTTATATAAGAATACTTTACCTTCATTTTCTGGATGAAGTTGATCCTTAACAACGTAGATGTTACTATAGTAAGAAAGCTTACGCTTCTGCTTACGTGCAGTATCTTTATCTGCGTCTAGTCCACTATTCCATAGTGTCCTATTCAATTCTCCAACAGGGTCTTTCTGGTTGAGTGTGGTAAGAGAATTCTCTATATACCAACCTCCAGTGCCTTGGAATGCATGACTCCATACCTGTGCCCAAGGGAGATCTTCTCCATCTGGCTCTGGTAGGAAACGAATAACGGCATAACCGTTACCACTCTTATCTACCTCTGGTTTCCAGAGTCTTTCGTCTGGACCCCTTCCTTGAGGTTTGGAAAGGTTTTCTATCTCTTTTGTAAGCTGTGCAAACTTGCCTGACTTACTCTTTAGACTTGCAAATGACATTCGTATTTGTCTCCGAATTTGTATTGTGATATTGCTACTGGATTATAGTAGCATACTATTTATGCCTTGTCAACGCCCTCTTCTTTAAGTTCCTTTCTCCACACCCTTAACTTATCTTCCATCTGATCTAGTACCATAGTGAGATTCATACCACCAGAAAACTCTGTTGACATCATCTCAATTTTACTTTTAATTTCCTTTGCTGAGTCGTCATCTTGTAACTCGTTAGCTGCAAGTTGTAACCGTGCATAGAATACCTTTTGCTTTGCTACTAACTCTAGAGTCTTTTCGATGTGCTCTAACCTTTCATGTGGGTTAAAATCTTTCAGACCAGCAGACATTTTCAAGAGCTCTGTATAACACTCTTGTATTGCCTCTAACTCCTCTTGTACTACTTCTGATTGGAAGAAATTGTCAGTCATAGGTTTAAAATTGCTTTACTTGTACGTTTAATGTAATTTAATTGTTGTGCATCCCACTTGATCTTATCCTTTAATGGTTTAGAGATCAATTTATTTACTGTCTCTACCTCTATCTCAAACTCTTCACATACTGAGGCGACTCCCTCAATATAATTTATAAGACCTTGACTGTCTTTCACCCTTTCTTCAACTAGGGAGGTAAACTTACCTTGTGTCATAAATTTCTCTTCAATTTCTTTCATTGTATAACCTTTACATTGAGGTGGGAAACTCCACCAGCATCAATCAGTCCAGTTGGGAACCAATTTGCTGCTACTGTTATTCTATCACATTCTTCCTGATTTGGGGTAGCTCTGTGACGAATAGTAGGTGGGAAAACTATAAACCTACCAGGAACAGTAGGTTCTTCATGAGTTAAGTTGTAAATATTATCATATTCATCTTGTCCTGAATATTTAACAGGAAATATATTAGTTTTATCAAAATAAGGATTCGGATAATACCACTTAGTAACTGCATTAGAGTCACCAGATGAATAATAGTTACTACTTAAGAAGCAATTAAAATGAGTGTGATCAAAAAACCATTCATCTGGTCTATTTTTATTTGCCCATGCTGCATTACATATCATCTCGTTAGGGATCTTCATCCTATCACAAACTTCGGCCATGCAGTCTTGCATCCACTCGAAAAGATAACGTAGGGGTTCGTGATTGTAGAGGTCGCTTCCCCCTCCACCTTCATGTTTAACACCACCCCAGATCTGATTTGTACTGTTGTCACTCCAAGGTAATGATGAGAGTATCTTATCAATCTCTTCAACCTTATCCTCATTAGAGTAACCCAAATCAAACCTATAAAAAGGTATACCTAAGACCTCACGAAACATCCAACTATCTTTTGGACCTCCTTTGTACTTTGGTGCTACCCACCCTGTCATGCTACTGCCTTCTCATTATGATACTGTCTGATCCATTCGATAAGTGTATCGATGTAAGTATCCTTGTCATATCTTTGCTCAACTTGCATGCTTCCATCTTCAGCAACGGATAATGTTACAAGTTTATCTACTTCAATTCCAGTCAACTCATAATACATGTAAGCATATGCTGCTTCTTGCACAAAGAATTTCTTTAGGTGTTCTACCTTCTTAAGATTCTTGGTGGTCTTGAAGTCAATTATAGCAAGCTCCCCATCAAACTCAGCAATGCAATCAACACGACCAGCAACGCCCAGAGTCCTAGAAAAAAGAGGGGCTTCAATAGCGTGAATATTACCAATACGATTAAGAGTCTCACGAGCAGACCTAAAAAGGTAAGTGGGAAGACCCTTGCTCTCCTTATCTTCCTCCAATTCATTTTTAAGATACTTCTCCACTAAATTATGGTACTGTGTGCCTCGCCATGCTGATGCACGTCGGACCTTCTCTGCTTCAGCGAAACCAACTCGCTTCTGCCACTGTAGTATACCATGCTTACTCTGGTTGCCCACCACTGTAGTGATACTAGGCATCCATTGGTCATCAATCTTATAGAAACGACCAGTCTCTAAAGTCCTACTAGTAACCTCCTCAAGAGGCTTAGCAGGACCAACATAATTAAACATTAACTAAATCCCATTTCATGTTTGCTGATGAGGTATTCTCTTATGAATCCAGACCTCACGATATCATTGATACCGAACTCAACACAAGTAAATGATTCCATAGCTTGTGTGATCTTCATAAAGTCTAGCACACCAGTCTTTTCGTGAGACTTAACCAAGTCAGACTGTGTATAATCTCCAGAGAATATGATTCTACTATCCTGACCAACACGAGTAGTGATTGAATCCAACTCATGAAAGTTTAGGTTAGAGAACTCATCTACTATTATAATCGCCCTGTCAAGTGTTACTCCACGTAAGAATGATGTAGACCAGAAATCTATAGATCCCTGACCTCTTAGGTTGTCATATAATATCCTGAATGCTCCTTCGTCAGGCATGTTAAACATGTATCGTACCATATTTCTGTATGGTGTTTGATACAAGTCAGACTTATCTTCTGCATCACCTGGTAAGAATCCTATCTCTCTTGTAGGGACTAGAGATCTGACCATGTATACCTTATTGTAAGGTGTCTGGGGATCTAATACTGCTTGTAGTGCTAGGTAGAGACTAACATATGTCTTACCAGTACCAGCAGCACCATGTAATACTAAATTCTTTCCTTCAGCGAACGCATTAAAAACATCCTCTTGACTTGGTGTCAGAGGTTCAATAGTCCTGAGATGATCAAGATTTATTGGTGGTTTTCTTTTCATTGTCCTTGACACGGTACCGTTTCCGTTACCATTCTTTCTCTCCTTAACTCTTTTCTTTACTGGCATAATTAAGTAAACCTTGAAAGGTTAGCACGTGGATGATGATCTTGGATCTTGGACATCACTTCTTTAAATCCATCTGATTGTTTAGGATCTCCGTAAGTAACTCCACCAGTCCCTTCAGACCAGTCTTTATCCCAATCGGGATTGTCCTTTCGCCACTTATCGTAAGAAGCCATGGACATAGAGAGTTCTTGTTTCTCTCCTGTGGATTTATTTATAACAGGGTATGTAGGCATTAGTCTATCCGTAAACAAGGTTGTGTGTCACCCCAATCAGTATCATAACGACAATCACAGTCGTCTTCTACATCAGGACACCAGTCTAGTGCCTTAGAAATGATTGGGAAGTTGCAGATGAAGTGGTCACGACATAGGTTTGCTATGTCCATGTGCTCCTTCTGTGTGCCATTGGCAGTGCGTAACTGTATGTAGTGCATCCATGATCTCACAGAACCAGACATATAGATACGAGTAGGAGTAGCCAAGGGGAGCACAAATCTCGCACACTCTTTTGCAATCCCGCTAGAAAGTAAGTCATCGTAGAGGGCTTGTCCTTCATCAAAGTATTGTTTAATTCGGCCTTGTAAAAATGCTCGCTCGGTTTCTGGGATGTCATCTATACTATTCTGTCTATTTTTGGTGTCTTGTCTCCTCAACTCAGGTATCACTGGTGGATCAAGAAGGTTGGTGTCAGCATATCTCTGACTAAACTCTTGGAATGTGAAGCTACGATGCCTTAGTATCTGTGCTGCAATACCACGAGTAGTTTCTATCTGCAAGGTCATATGTGCTTGCTCAAAGATAGACCAGTGTCCATGCTCGATACAATACTTTAACAGACCAGCAACCTTTGGGTTGTCTTGGTTGTTAGGATTGGATACTCTTGCGATGTATCCTATAGTTTTTTCAGCGTCAGGTGTTACCGTGACGAGACATACTTTAGTCATTCCAGTGTCTGATTACTCCGCTAATAATAAAACCGTTAGTGATGAGATAAGAAAGGAAAATAGTACTACGTACGATAACAATGTGGTTGTCGTAGCGTCTAGTCTTCTCATCACCGAAACTACCCAGTGCATACTTCCATATCCTCCATAATTTAGTCATTCTTCTTCAATAATATACGAGAGATTACATATAGTCCCATTGCAGACCAGTAACCTAGGGTTGCTAACCCAAATATACCTGGTATACATGCATTCCATACTAACATAAGAACCAAGGGTGAGAGAGTCAAGTTACTGATTGCTGTCACAACCTGCTTACCTGTCTCCAGATTCTTTTCATCTTCTGTCATCTCCTCGACAGGCTTCTTTGCCTTCCGAGGATCAAAATATACTGTCATAGTTTTCCATTCATGTTGATCACTACCCTTCTCTTAACATCAGTACAACTAACACCAGAGTGTTGAATATGTGATGGAAATGATATCAATCTATTCCCTACACAATCTATCTTATCACCTGATTCAAATTCTGTCCACCCATTATTTGTATTGACATGAAATATACTTGTAGTCCATCCTTCTGTCTTACCAGGTTCTAAATCAATATGAAATCCCCACATCTCATGCTCTGGTTGCCTCGGATTCATATTACCTTTGATACCACACCTCATAGGATCATCTAGTATCTCTTTGTAACCTATCTTCCGACACATATCACCAATTAACTGAAAATAAGGCAACTCATTACCATTATCATAAAAGATATGGATGAGTTGATACTGAGTAGGATGGGGTGGGAAGTCATAATTAATCCCATCGTTAAAAAACCAAGGGAAATTTGGTCCTAACAAATGACCCTGTATATCAGTAAAATATTCCTTATCTAAGAAATTATCAGTTACCTTGATGTCAGTCAATTATATCCTCTAACGTAAACAATGATACAAATTCTAGATCATTCTCCACCCACGTGGAATGACACTCCATCCTATCAACGATAGCGACTACTCTATTTACAACGTAACCTGCATCACGTAGCACCTTGACTGCTGAGATAGCACTGCTACCTGTTGTTGTGACATCCTCTAGGACTGTTACAACTGATCCTTTTGGAGGTTTTGGACCTTCAATGCGATCCTTTGTACCATATCCTTTAACATTCTTCCTTATGATGAGTGCATCAAGAGGTTTGTGATTGTTATAGTATGCCTTCTGTGCAATACCACAGACTAATGGGTCAGCACCCAATGTTAGACCAGCAACTGCTACTGCATTATCCTCTACCTTCTCTATTAATAGATGTGATAGGAGTGCATTACCCTCACATGATAGAGTCACAGGTTTACAATTAATATAATGCTCTGACTTTACACCAGATGATAATGTATATTCTCCACGTCTGTATGCTTTCTCCTTTAGAAGCTTGAGCAACGTATCTTTATGTTTTACATCCTCATGAGGTACAGCAAACTGTGAATCGAGTTTCATTTCTTCCTCTTCTTAGGTTTGATTGGCATTAAAGGATTATCATATGTACTTGGTTGTCTAGTACCGCTAGTCCATGACATTTTTTGCATTACATCACCGAATAGATCGTAGTATGTGTCAAAGACACCTACTGCTTCACCCATTACTAGATCAAACCAAGTATCGTCACCCTTCTTTAACTCTAGCAGATATGCATTGCTTGGCAACGTCTTATCGTCTGCTGCATCAGGAGTGACACCAGTAGCAATAATATTGCACCCTCTTCCAGCGTTGTTAATGTCAACGATCTGCTCGTCAGTTAATTTCATCTACCTCTGCCACCCCATTCTATAGAAGGGAATGCTTCTTGCACTGCTGCCTTAGTGACACGATATTTCTTATGCAGTGTCTTGTTAATTGCTTTTACTAACACCTCTGCCTCACTCTCATGTAGTCCTTCAAGTAGTTGTATAAACATACTCTCTACCTTCATAGGTTTCAGTGTATCATCACCACCTCTGAAGAATCTATAGAGTTTCTTAGACTCCTTCTCTAGTAGTGTGTGCTCTGTGCCTTTAGGTGCATCATTCTTACGATAAGGTACGTCCTCACCTAAAGGTACACGTGGTGTTAAACTCTCATCAAAGTTTACAATAAAGATAGATCTTAAACCAGGACTATTATTGTCCTGTAGGATCTTGATCTTTTGTGCTTTCGTCTTGGCATTGTGAGCCTTCTGAAGCACTTCAGAAATCATTAGTCTCATAGTTACTCAGTCTCATCATCGTACAGTATATCATCTTCGTTATGAATACGCAAGTATATCAACTCAGATGGATCAATAGGTCCATCTTCGGTCTGCATCTCAGGATGCATAACAATTTGAGCATACTCTGCGTTGTCTCTCCACGTATCGAAGACATCTTTTAGGTTCCATGATACCACAAAACCTAAAAGAAAACTACCTATAGTTAGAAAGAAAGCAATGTAAATAAAACTTATATCCGTCATGGAAGCCTCCTAACTATGTCATTTTTATTTAGCACTCTTCTTTGGTCTGCCTGGTCTACGTGACTCATAATAATCTTTGGCATCATTTATAACCGTCTCGAAATATTTTCTGATCTTCCTTGCCTGTGGTTTGGGCACGTTACTGTATGCCTCAGACATATATTTGTCACGTGCAATGTATTGAGATAACTCATCCACTGCTTGATTCAACTCAACCATAGAGGATGAGTCTATTAATTCTTTTGTCTGTTTGCGTGTCCACTTGTTACCAGTTAGATACGACTTCATATTAAAGAGGAACCTACCATTGAGCATCGCTTCATCGATTGCTCGATCAATAATAGTATAAAGCTCTTCGGAGTTGGTGTCCATGTATGTCATAAGTAAGTGTTTTCTCGGAGGTATTTAACAGTTTCGGTGCAACCACCTATCTTATAACCTGCAATTATAACTTGAGGGAAGGTAGCAGCAGGTCCAAATTCTTTTTTAAACTGCTCTCTAGTAAAGTTAACATCTAATTTGTATTCTGCAAAGCCCCATGCCTTAGATTTGTAAACTTCCTTAATCTTTGTGCAGAATCCACACCCTTCACGAGTATAGATGGCGGTGTTTCCTGGTTGTTTGGCCATATTAATAATAGTGGAAAGAAAAAAGGGTCTCATTAGAGACCCTTTATATAGTAAAGCGTTAACTCTCTGTTTTAGAAAGTAAACTTAACGCCTGCTTTAGCACCGTAGTTACGGATGGTATCGCCATCGCTGTCTTCTCCAGCAGTAGCACCAGATAACTCAGCATAAACGCCAGTTGAATCTGATACAGGGTAAGAAGCACCGATCTTTGCAGAGATTTCTGTCTCTGTATCGTCAGCAGTTTCGCTGTGTACTAGTGAAGGACCACCTTGTACGTAGTATGCAATTTTACCTTCAGCACCTGCTGTACCTTCATATCCAAGATGGACATCGGTAGTTGCTGCGGAGTACTCTCCATCAGGATAAGATAAGTTGCTCTCAACGTTCACGTAAGGACCAGCAAAAGCGGCTCCAGCGAAGAGGAAAGGTGATGCTGCTACAGCAGCGATTGTTGATTTGATTGACATGATTGTGTTTAAGTGTCTCGCACGGGCATTAAAAAAACCCTGCGGATGATAAGACCCCCGACATGGGATCTGTTTTTCATTCAACACAGGGGTACGATATTTTCGAGTCCTTTGTTAAGAAGTATTTATACTATACCAGATTTGCATAAGCGTCAACCCCCCTTGTGACAGTTCCCTCACTGGTATAGGTAAGAGGAGTCACCGACATCTATCATACCTTTAGGTAAAACGTTGAATGCTAGTGAGTATCTCTCATACTGAGAGTAATTCTTTAACACTCGGTGTCTTATACTACTTGGGAACAATAGGATAGTGCCCTTAGAAGGCACTATAACGTGATCGGTAGCATTATATTCATTATCTGTGCTAGGACTCACGTAGACCCCTTGTGGAGGGTTTACAAACTGTATTGGAGCAGAATCTATATCATACTCGTCGAAATATACTATGGCACTAAACCAAGAGTTGCAATGTGCATGCTCATCTGCTGACCCACCATTTAGTGTAGCAGTGAACCATGAGGTAGTAATCTGGACATCACAATGGTATCCCAAGTCACAAATAGCCTGCCTTACTTTCCTAGTAAGGTAGTCCAGCACTGCCGACTTGTTATGTAACACATGCTTGTTAATAGTGACAGCACTCAGTCCGTCTTCATCCTCAGAGAAATCATACTCCTGTAACATATCTGTGAGAATATCACAGACTTCTGGGTTAATGCTCGACTCTGATAGGGGATGGGGAAACAGTGGTTGTGTCTTCCAAGTCATTCAACGGTACCATTCTGATAAATTGTTCATTCAAATTATAAAAGAGTTTAAAGTGAGTGGTATTGACCCAGTAACCTTTAATATCTGATCCATCACAGTGGTATCCATACCCTGTTACTGATTCATTTACTCCATCGATTCTAAAAGTCTTACTACTATTAATGTAAGACCCAAACTTTTCCTCCAGATTAATCATTAGTTTTGCTGTTTTTAGTAAGTCTATCACGAAGCTCAGTTTCCTGTGCCTCTGTTAACGAACTGTTATTTATCTCGGAATCAACACACTCTTCACGTGGGTCCACATATTCGGCCATTGCTTCCAAATTCTGCTGCAAATCTTCAGGGGGTGTCCAGTCAACTCCCTTCGGTTTGTAGTCGAGTCCCTTTATCTCTGCGATAGGACTCTTCCAATACTTCTGCATCTTCTTGAGCATCTTCTTCTTGCCCTTCGGATCATCCTTATATTTCTCGATGATATTCTTAAGAGTCCTCAACTCTCTAGAAGATTTCTCTAGAGATCTCTCTGCTGCTGTCTCTCGTGGGTTAAAACCTGCCATAATATTAAGGTGGATCTGTTACTTGTGTAAGAGTTAACTTAAATTTAACTCGGAATCTTGCTTTGTCTGTAGCACTATACCATACTACAGAGTCTTTGTTGTGAGACTCTTGATAGAATGCTTCCTTAACACTACGTCTTACTAGGTCTTCATTCTCCCACCACGCAAGTAACTTGTTAGATGGTAATGCAAAACCTGATTCCTGATCAGGATAGTAAGGTGTAGTTGCTGGATCTTCTACCGCTTTATCTCTCATAGGAGGCCATGTTAGCACAAACTCTGACCCCTTTGCATACCCTTTGCCTTTATCTATAACATCTATCACATTAATTAGTGCTTGCCAGTAGTGCACCTGCTTAGATCCTGTAGTCTTATCAAAGGTTATTGGATAGAATGTGATACCGATACGAATCTTACATGCATCTGCATAGTTTGATCCACCAGTGCCATGATAATTATCCAGAGTATAGTCATGTATGAATGTCGTTGGTGAGTAGTAGGTATCCCTGACTGGAGACTGATCGTTACCATTCCATATGGCATCAACTGTTTCCTGATACGTACCACCTTGGACATTCCTATTCTTGACCCTAGTCTCTATAGTATAGTCTCCCGACGCTAATGTCAAGGGGATAGTCTGACCACCTGCACCAGCAGTATAGGTAATCTCAGCATCATATATTACTGAGTTACTAGAGTTTGTAATCTTCAACCATCCCCAGTTATCAGACTCTATTCTCATAGAGTATGAGGTTGAGTTAGGGAAGTTAACAGTAGCAGTATGTGTCTGCCACTCACCTATGTAAGGATCTATCTGATCATCATCTGGTTTGACTCTGTAGATACCATAGTCAATCATGTGCTGTGTCCAACCATTACCAGGATTATTTGGCTCACCTATCACTACCCAGTCACCCTTATGCTCAACAGAAGTAGCAACCTGAGTGGATCCTTCAGTGATACGCCATGCTATACATGCTGGGTTAACATACCATTTATTCATCTGGCCATCGCTTCCCAAAACATACCAAGATTTTGATCCTAGTGCGAAGGTACTAGGTGCGAATTCAGACAGCACAATATTCTGTGCCTCTGAAATAGTGGTACCACTCAAGGTGTCTATCTTAGTAATAAGGAAGTCCTCTACCAGGTGGTTGTAACACCCAGTTAGTTTTCTATAGTTGTATGATGGAAGCTGGCCATTAAATATAGTCTCAGAGAAATAATCACTCTTATCATACAGGTAACCAGTGTCTATGTATCCACCTTGTATGTTAGGAAGCAATGGATTATTAAACAGTCTAGTATTACCAGGAACATCAGGTTCTAACTGCTGTGACCCATGCATTAATACTATCTGATTATTATACCAGACATATGTGTATGGATATCCAGGATCAGGTACGTTATCCTCTGCCCATGAAACATTCAAACCAGACACATACTGCCAGTTACTACTGGTACCTGAGCTATGTGTTGGTGCTCCACCACCAGAAGATATACTACTAGTAGCCCTATAAATCTTAGATGCATTAGTAACAGTATCATTAATAAGATAGTCAATAGTATCATCGTAAGCAGCAGGGTTAGGTAGTGAATCGTTGTACTTAGAACCAGGCTCCCACTCCCACTCTCCTCTATTAGTAGGACGGAATGATAATGCAAATCCTTCTACCTCTCCACCCTCTTTAGGCTCTGGGTTATTAGTTGGGTTACCTTGATTCTTTCCAATATACATGTCACCTGAATGGGTACCAATATGCAGTTTGAATACTCCATCAAATGTTTTCTGCTCAGTATCATAGAAACCACAATCCAATGATATGTCACCAGTAACAGGACCAGAATCAATACTAACAAACTCAAAGATTAATTCATCTGGTGGTACTACAGGATCAGCAGTAGCATTTCCACCTGAAATTACAATGTCCTGATCATATAAATCTCCTCCTATGCGAGGCCAATGGTCTGCTTCGTATTGTTTGGTGAATAAAGTTGTAATAGTACCAGTAGAATCCTTCTTCTTCATCTGAAGAGTAAAGGTCATACAGGATCCAAAGATACCACCAGTGATACCACCCATAGAGATGAATCTCATGGTACCACCCATTGCTGTTGCTTTTATAGTCTGCTCAGTATTTAACCTAATATTATAATTGCCCCACTTATAATTCATAACCCTAGTCTCTAGAGTATAATTACCTGCACTAAGACTTTGTAGATAAAGAGTCTCACTACCAAAACCATTAGAGTAATTGATCTCAGTGTTTACAATAACACTGCCACTAGGATTCGTGATCTTAACGTATCCATAGTTATCAGTTTCTATTTTTAAATAGTAATCACCACCAGCACTAGTGAATGTTGAAGTATGCACTTGCCATGTGCCTATGTGTGGATCCGTCTGATCATCTAGTGGTACAACTGGGTAGATACCATAGTCAATCATGTGCTGCGACCAAGGATTACCAGGATTATTTGATGCACCTACCTGTACCCAACTACCCTTCTCCAAAACTGAATTGGTAAGTTGTGTACCTCCACCGTCAGTAATACGCCATGCTAATGTTGCTGGGTTTACATACCACCTATTATCATCCTTACATGCAGCACACTCCCAGTCCTGATCATTACCTGGTTGCATGGTAGGTAACTTAACACCACAGTCCATGCGTCTTACCATCACATCCTTAAAGGATCGCTCTAGTATTCTAGTCTCACATTTAACATGAGGATCTATCTTCCTCATCACTTTAGGTGGTGGAAGTTTCGAGTAAACATAACCCTGTATACCCTCATAAGTATACCCACCAAAGGTGTAAGAAAGTTTATGCCAGAATCTTAGATCATCATAGTCATCATCACCTGCGATGAGGTCTTCCCACATCTGAATATCTTTACCTTGCCACCTAGTCTGGTCTTTATCATTAGGATTCCATCTTCTATCACTAAAGAGAATGTAGTTACTCTGTCCTGAAAGAATACCTGTGCCTCTGAATCCTCCACTGTAAGGAGCATTAAGTTGCTCAAATACTATTTCCTGATTGGAAACAAGTGTATTATCATTACCACCATTAGGGATAAGGAAGAATCCCATTGTCCCTCCTGCATAGTTGTTTAGTTTAGCAGAAGGTACGTATGCATGATACATTTCAGTACCACTCCTAGCACTGTTACATACCATCCTTCCATACTTGGGTCCAGTCTCATCTGCTAGGTAGAATCCAACAGCATTATCATATCCTGCTCCTCCTTTCTCAATATCCATTTGGATACTAACGTCTGCTGTAGGTGACTTGGGTATACGATATGCAAAATAATCTGGTAACTTCACAGGAAAACCACCAGCATAGTCACCATCAATAGTATACTTGTGATCAAATGGATTGGGTGACCACAATCTATGCAATGCTTCTGCTTGCTCATCCTCAGCAAGATAGCTGGCCATGCTAGCTGCAGTGGGGAAGATATGTCCGATGACTTCACCTCCACCCTGACCAGAAGCATTCATGGTTGCTCTCTCACCTACGCCAGGAGAATCAGGTTGACCTGGATTAGTAGTCAGGAATGTATCTGTGTTGCTTGTAGAAAAGAATCTAAACAATGGGACAGTTACATTTGCTATCTCCTCCCTTAGTATGTAAAATACTGCTTGACTATCAGTTAATGTATAACCTGCCTTAGCACCAGTAGAATAGTATGCATGGTCAGAAGCACTGTTAGTAGATACTATTATGAAGTTAGCATTACAATCATTACCACCACCATCCTTCATGCAGATCCTAGTATTATTATCTACAATATTTAAAGTGCTATTTGCTGCGTGTAATCCTGTAAAGGTAGTAGTAAGAGTACCAGCAGTAGTAATTTGAATAGTCTCTACCTGCTCTCCAGATCTACCAACTCTAGTAAATGTCTTACCTCCTACTGATATAGTATCGACAGCAGTACCATAAGTTGACGGTCTATCATTCCATTGTAGTTTTAATGTGACAGTAGCTGTACCACTACCAGTGGTAACTATATTTCCAGAGGAATCAAACTGCACATTAAGATTGCCTGTGCCATAGTATGACTCGTAGATAGGTATACGATCTGGGTAACAATTCTCTACACATACTTCACCAGTGTTACCACTCCATCCATTAGGCCAGTAAGCACTACAGTCTGCCTTGGGTGGTCTCCATCCTCCACCCACATACTGTCTGAACATACACTCTTGTGCCTTCCTTACACACTCACTCCAATCTGGATCGAATGGTTCAGAAAGATCACAATAATATTTTTCACCAGTCCCTGTGTGCTCCCACCATCCAGGTGACTTTAATAGTCTACCATTCCTCATCTCTTCATAGTCAGGAAGATCTCTAAGTGGACCTGTTGGTGGTGGATCTTCTCTAAAAAACTTCGCAACTAAAGCACAATCATCCCCGTCCTTCGTTATCTTCCTGATAATTGGTGTACCAGGTGGAGTTGGAGGATGAATCGTTATAGTTATCTCTGGAGGTGGTCCATAATGCCAAGTAGTAAGCCAAGGTATCCAAGGAAAATCTATATGCGTAGTTAGATCAGGTATATCAGGATCATCTGGTACTGGTTCTAATGGTGGTAGATCTGGATAACATCTCTCAACCAACCTCCTTATAATCTCTGGAGGAGTTGGTTGTGGATCAGCTGTCTCTGGTGGTGGACCAGTTGGAGGTGGATTTACTGGGTCTAATGGGTTGGGTTTGTTAGGTATTGGATCACTATAACATCTACCAACTAAATTTCTTACAACATCTCCAGGATCTACTTGAGGTTGCTGTGGTCCTTGTGATGATGTTGATGGTACAAAAGGATTTAACTGGTCTAATGTGTTAGGCATTAGGATACCAGTCGGTGTTGCATAACACCTATCAACTATATTTCTTATCGCCTCAGCAGACATTCTTTGTATTCACCTACACTTTATTTAGTGGGGGTTATAAACCTTAAGTACAATGATTGCTGACGAAATAATAACGATTGTTATTAGTGTAATAATATGCATAAAAAAAGAGGGTCGTTAGACCCTCCTATTATATCATATAAATTAGCGTTAGCCAACAGCAGGTGCAACTAGTGCAACTTGTGATGTCTCAGCAGATGCTAAGTCAAGTGGGAAGTTGTGTGCATTTCTTTCATGCATTACTTCCATACCAAGGTTTGCTCTGTTAAGCACGTCACCCCATGTAGGAACTACCTTACCAGATGCGTCTACGACAGACTGGTTGAAGTTGAAACCGTTAAGGTTGAATGCCATTGTGCAGATACCCATTGATGTCAACCAAATACAGATGACTGGGAATGCTCCAAGGAAGAAGTGTAAACTTCTTGAGTTGTTGAAGGAAGCATACTGGAAGATAAGTCTACCAAAGTAACCGTGTGCAGCTACGATGTTGTATGTTTCTTCTTCTTGTCCAAACTTATAACCATAGTTTTGAGACTCTAGTCCAGATGTTTCTCTGATTAGAGAAGATGTGACTAGTGATCCATGCATAGCAGCGAAGAGTGCTCCACCAAACATACCTGCTACACCTGCCATATGGAATGGGTGCATAAGAATGTTGTGCTCTGCTTGGAATACAAACATAAAGTTAAATGTACCTGAGATACCTAAAGGCATACCGTCTGAGAAAGATCCCTGACCGAAAGGATACACTAAGAATACAGC